TCTAGCGCTCTTCGTGCTACTAGCACTCACACACATGGACAACACGCAGGTGCAGGCGGCAGCAGCCTACATGTGGGCATTCCTCGCCCTCCTGCTCGCGGTCGGCACATTCACCAGCGACAAGGAGGCCAAATAATGATTTTCCTCTATGACCTCCGCAACATCATGGGTGACCCAAAACAAGCCGTGAAAAAGCAAGCAAAACTCTCAGCCCCATACCCAGACGGCATGACAGTCGACGACATTGCACAACAATTCGGGTGCACTGAAGAAGATGCCCGCGAAATCATGGAAACGGTTTTCTACATGGAATACAGGCCGGACGGGACACCGACTGTCCACCCGGAGGACTTCCGCAACTTTCTCGCGTTTGCGTCCGATGAAGCAGTCGAACTTCTCGAAAAGGTGAGGAGGCGGGACTGATGGTCGAATCGCACGCAGACAGGCCGAGTAAGTACCGGTGGATTTATGACAACGATTGGGCCCCGCCTACAGGGAGATTGAACAGGAAGCGGTTCTTGAATGATGTGCGCGTGGATGACGGCATCGACCACCCGGTCACCATCACAAAAACCACACCACGACACGCAAAAAAGAAGGACGAGTAATGGACGTCAAACTCACAATCACTATTCCTTTCGGCTTACTGCAATGGCGCAGGATCCTCGCAGACGAATACGACCAGACGCGACCCGCCGCGCGCATCCAATTCGAACGCCTATGCGACGTCCAAACGGAAGTGTGCGACATCGTGCAGAAAGCCTGGAAAAACCCGCAGTCAAAGGAGGGCGAGCAGTGAACCCCATCAAACCCCGGGACTTTCAGGAGTTCTACAAGCAGGTAGAAGCCCTCGACCCGGCTATCTCCCAATTACTGGAGGCGCGGGACTTTAAGGCGATCAACGACTCGGAGACCTACGAGATTTTTCGCGCTTTCGCCATCGTGTGCGAGCACGCAGCCCTGGTTCACGACATTCTCATGAGCCGACTCATCGGAATAGCGTCATGCGAACTCGACCTATACCCAGCATTAAACCCCGACCTCAATTTCTGTAGTCAGGAGGACGAGCAGGACAAAACTGCTGACACGCTCGAGAAACGCCTGAAACGCACGTCCGACGCACTACTCACAGCCGTCAGAGCAATCAGCTGGGCACACATCCCCTCCGGCATGCCGGAGGTCGCGAAACAGTGGCAGTCGCTCCAGCGGCACATTAACAGCGCGCAAAACGCCTGCTCGAGCATGACTTTCCTGCTCATGAAGGAGGGCAGCAAGTGATGGAAGCGGACACCAGCCTCACAATCAAGGGCGACAACGCGGAAATCTCGCCAGACGCAGACAGCCGCGGACTGATCACCTCCCAGGGAGACACGACCATCGACATTCCACTCGCACCATCGCAGATGCTCACTGTGGCCGCATGGCTCACCGACATGGCGCAAGAACTGGAAAAGAAATGAATTTGCGTGTGTTTGAAGCGTTTGCCGGGATCGGCACGCAGCGCATGGCGCTCAAACGCGCTGGCGTCCCGCATGAGGTGGTCGCGATCAGTGAGATTGACCGGCACGCGCTCGCAGCGTACACGGCGATCCACGGTGACACGCTCAACCTGGGTGACATCCGTGGTATTCCGAGCGGAGGCGTTCCCGATCATGACCTTTTCACCTACTCGTTCCCGTGTCAGGACATTTCAGCGGCTGGGCATAAGCGAGGATTCGCAGAGGGGAGCGGCACGCGGTCAAGCCTTTTGTGGGAGTGCAAGCGGATTGTTGACCGCAAGCGCCCTAGGTATTTGCTGCTGGAAAATGTGAAAGCGCTCGTCAATAAGAACAATGTTGATGGTTTCCGAGCGTGGCTACGCGTACTCGAGGGCTACGGGTATTCGAACTATTGGCAGGTGCTGAACGCTAGAGATTATGGGTTGCCGCAGAATCGTGAACGCGTCTTTTGCGTGAGTATTCACGGCGATCATGTTCCGTTCGTGTTTCCCGAGCCGGTACCGCTCACTGTGCGCACTATCGACCTGCTTGAAGATGAGGTGGATGACCGCTATTACGTCAGCGAGAGAATCGCCAGTCGATTCAGGCCGATTATGCGTTTGGATACTGGGATCAAGGTTCTTGGGCATGTGAAGGCGCGGCTGGATACGAGTGGGTATCGCTATATGGTTTATGACCCTCGGGGGGTCATGTCTTGTCTGACGGCGTCTGAAGCGAAGTTCCCGAAAATGATCGTGGATCCTCGAGGCGGGTTTGCTATCCGGCATATCACGCCACGCGAAGCGTGGAGGCTTATGGGCATCAGCGACCAGGACTTCGACAAGGCCAGCGCGGTCGCATCAAAAACACAGCTCTACAGGATGGCTGGCAACGCGATAGCAGCCCCAGTCCTCGAAGCAATATTCACACGGCTATTCAAAGGAGGCCAACAGTGAGTGATTACGATGCAGTGGACATTGTCGATCTCACCATCGCTATTCCTCGCGACCTACTGCAATGGCACATGGTCCTCGCACGCGAATACGACCGGACGCGGCCATCCTATCGCATCCAATTCGAACGCCTCTGCGAATGCCAAATGGAAGTGTGCGAAATTGTGCAGAAAGCGTGGAAAAACGCTCAAAAGAAAACGAGAAGTAAAAAGCTCATCCGGCACGCAAAACACCCACGCGAACCTCGTCTTCCTGCCCGCGAAGGAGAGCGACAAGCGGCCTGCTACGACTGTGGGAATCCAATCAGCCCACACACAGCGCTCATCCACGAGCACTGCCTCAACAGCATTTTCAGGGAGAGGCGCACGCACTTACGCGAAAGTGGTCGCACCATCACGTTCAGGACCTTCCAGATCACAGTCCCTACGCCTGACCGTCACATTTTCTACAGGCGGCTTGACATGGCCGTCATGCCAGCACTCCACAAAACAGAACAAGAAGCCGGTGAGGACTGGGATGTGCAGTTCTACCTCCCCCTCTACGACACCACCACGGCGATCACTTTCAACGTGCTCGCCGCCAAGCAGAAAGGACTAGTCAAATGCAGCACACGCTGAAAATCGACGAAAAATGGCTCACACGAATCATGGACGGGCAGAAAACCAGTGAGATCCGGCTCAACGACCGCGACTACCAGAAAGGCGACGTCATCACCTTCCAGCCAGTCAACGACGAAAGCCAAAAAATCATGATGTTCACCAGCAAACGCCCGGTATACGAGATAACGCACGTACTGAACTCGAACCAGTTCCCCGAGGCCCTGAAGCCCGGCTACTGCGTGCTCAGTATCCAGCCACTGAAATAAACACGAAAGGGCAGGACAGATGACTGATCTTATTTTCAGCGAGGAAGCGCGCGTCCCGCTCCCCACGTGGGACAGCCTCGACATTCCACAAGCCACAGACGGGAACTATTACGTGTGGGACCAGTACGGCGCGAAATACAAGGTCACCAGCACCCCAAACATCATGAGATTCACAGAACTCCACGACGGGCAAGACCCGCTGGATTTCTCACTAGGGGCGATCATCGACGACGGCACCATTCTCTACACGCAGCCGCCCGCCCGCAAGCAAACCCGCGTAGGCGACACGCTCAAAACCACCGAGGACTTCCAGACAGCGCCCATCGGCACAGTCATCATCAACCCCCAAGGCCACGTGTGGCAAAAGCACTACTACGGGTGGGACACCTGCACTCAGCATTTCGCCGGAATACACGGAGACGAAGACTTCACCAACCCCGAACAAATCGCCAAGTACAAATACCCCGGCGTCCCACCCTGGACAGTCATTCACGCAGGAAAAACCGAAAGCTACGAACAGGAGAAAACCGAATGATCGGAGACAACGAGAAGAAACACTTAGATGCCAGCAGCAACTCGTACAAGCATCTAGTCGAAGCGCGGAAAATACTCGCACTCAACATCCCGCGCGACGACGCGGAGCTGCAAACGATATATAAGAACGCGATTTCCTACATCTGGGCGGCAGAAAACGAAACAGGAAAAATAATCAACCTCATCGGGTACCGGCAGGCAGAGGAGGCCGAAAAGTGAACTACCAGATCGACCTCGTGCTACAGAAAATGGCCTCAGTCGAAGCAGCCGTCAAAAACCTACGCGAAACACTCGACGAATACACGCACGAGCACATCACAAACATTTACGAACAGATAGCTGACACAGACGACGAATTCGCCAAATTCAAAGAAGAAATCCGCGACATCGCAAACGCAGTAAGGAACCAGAAATGACCACCATGACGCTCGCCCAAGCCGCCAGCCGAATCCAAACAATCAACACCCAAATCAGCCAGCTGACCGACGAGAAGCACCAGCTCGAAGACCACGTGCGCACACTCATTCCCGAAGGTGAAACACGCGAAGAAGACGGGTACACGATCACCGTGAGGACTGGCGCTCGCAGACTCGACACCAAAAAACTCGCAGCCGCCTACCCAGCCACGCGGAACCCCGAGTACTACAAGCCCACCATCGACATTGCGGCCGTCAAACGCATGATCCCCACAATCGTCCTTGAACAGGATGGCTTTTACACGGTGAGCACGCCAGGAGTCACCATCAAATGAGCAAGGCACCCATCACAGGCCGCCTGCCCTCGTGGAGCCAGCCCACAGGTATCACTCCCGAGCAGGCGCAAGCCGACGCCGAACAGGTGATCGTGCACGCGATCACGCACCACCCCCGGTCCTTGCAGAAAACGATCGGGCCCAGTGAGATCGGCACCACGTGCGACCACTGCCTGGCAGCACGCCTCGCCGGATGGGAGCAGCACGACGCGGGCATACCGTGGGTAACAACGGTCGGCACGGCGATGCACTTGTGGCTTGAAGACGCGTTCAACCGCGCCGAATGGAACCGCAAAGAATACGAGCACGAAGACGCATTGCAGCGGTATCTAACCGAGCAGAAAATCACGGTCGGCACCATCGCGGGCACGCCCATCACAGGCAGCACCGACCTCGTCGACCTTGAGGCGGGCATGGTCATCGACTGGAAAAACGTGTCCACCACATCCTTGCGCAAGTACCGGCACGACGGGCCACCCGCCGTCTACCAGACGCAAGCACACCTGTACGCCCACGGGTGGAATCAGGCAGGCATACCGATCAGCACGGTCGCGATCTGCTTCCTGCCCCGCACCTCCAACAAGTGGAGCGACCACTACTGGTGGACAGCCCCGTACGACCAGCAGGCAGCCGTCAGCGCGCTTGAGCGCGCCAACCGGTTCGCCACGCAGATCACCACGCTACGCAGCCTCACCGGCAGTAAGGGCGTGGACCAGTGGATCAGTGGCCTACCCAGGGCAGACGGCTGCTACTCGTGCAGCCGCTACCCAGACTGGCAGCCACCACACCAAACGGTCGGTGGAATCACCATCGACCTGCCAACCAACAACAAGAAGGAGAAAGCATCATGATTGACTACACGCTTATTGACGAGGGCCTGAAAACAGGCAGCAAAAGCGCGTTCAGTAAGGACGACCTGCCGGGCAAAACAGTGACCGGCACCATCACCGACCTGGACTACAGGCAGACCACCGACTACACGACCGGCAAGCCAGCCGAATTCGAAGACGGCAGCCCGAAAATGCAGTTCGTCATCACCATCCAAACCGGTGAACAGGTGGACGCGGACGATGATGGGCAGCGCGCCGTTTACATTCCAGCGTGGGGCAATAAGAAGCGCGCCCTCCTGGACGCGATGCGCGCGTTCGGGTCTACGAAAGCCAGTGAAGCTCTCGCCCTGGGCAACACGTTCACCGCGACGTTCATCGAGGAGAAAAAGCAGTTCGGCAGGGATGGCCGCTCCTCGTACCACGAGAAGATGTTCTCCTACCAGATTGCTAAAGGCGACGTGGCTGGGATGGACAAGGCATTGCAGGAACAGGCCGCGCCCACGCAAGCCGCACCGGCAGCACCACAGGCACCAGCACCGGCCGTTTCGGCGGGGCAGGCGGCCAGTCAGGGTGAGCAGATCACCACGCTGATTCAGGCAGGCCTCGACGACCAGGCAATCGCAGGCGCCCTCCAAATCGACCCGAGCATGGTCGCCATCATCCGCAACACCATCAAATAACCCCCACAGCCCGGCCAGCAGCCACACCGCGTGCAAGGCGCGGGCGGGCACCAAACCACACAGTCAAGCCAAACAAGGAAAGGAGCACTCTCATGTGGCAGCCCATCACCAAGCAGGACATTAAGGAAGATGACATGCTCCGCATTCACACGAAGAATTTCCCCTCCAGCCCGGTCTGGACGTGGCAGGGAACAGCCGTCCACGACCGTGACCTGCTCCTCGACGTCGGCCACCAGCTCGTCTCACCACCCAAGTGGACTGTCACGCTTATCGAGCGCGAAACACCAGACCCAGACCCAACCCCAGATCAGCCTGCACTCTTCACGGAACCGCAACAATGAACCCGATACTCGTCCACGCGCACGAATGCCTCGCTAGCGGCATCAGTATCATCCCCATCCTGCCCGCCACAGACAGGGGCGATAAGCGGCCAGCCGTCGCGTGGAAACCGTACACGCAGCACCGCGCCACACTCACGCAGGCCGACCAATGGTTCCAAAACGAGCAGCACGGTATTGCCGTCATCTGCGGGGCAGTGTCCGGCAACCTCACCATGATCGAGCTCGAAGGCCGCGCCATGGGCAAACTCGGCGAGCTCGCCACCAACATGCAAGGCAGCGGCCTCAGCGGCCTGTGGCAAACCATCCTCACCGGGTGGAGCGAAAACACGCCCTCAGGGGGAATGCACTTCTACATCCGCACCAGTGAGCCATCTGAGCCCAACCGCAAACTCGCCATGAACACGCAGCGGGAAGTCCTCGCAGAAACACGCGGGGAAGGCGGGTACAGCGTCACCAGCCCCACACCCGGCCAATACCACCACACCGGCATCCCATGGAAACGCATCACCGGCGGACCGCAGTCGATCCCCACACTCACCGCGGAGCAGGTCGAAGACCTCTACGCGATCATCACCGCCACCCTCAACGAATACCACCCCGCCGAACACACCACACCGCCCGCCACCACAACTGACCGTGAGGGCGACAGGCCAGGCGACCACTACGAAAACACCACCACGTGGAGTGATATTCTCACGCCCCACGGCTGGACCGCAGTGTTCACCCAAGGCAACACCACCTACTGGCGCAGGCCAGGCAAAAAAACCGGCATATCCGCCACCACCGGGCACAACACCGACCGCAACCGCCTCTACGTGTTCACCACCAGCACAGAATTCCTGCCAGAAACCCCCTACACGAAATTCGCCGCCTACGCGCTCCTCAACCATGGTGGCGACTACCAAGCCGCTGCGCGCCAACTCGCCCACGACGGCTACGGCACACACGACCACGAGGGCGACATCATTATCGACCTGCCCCTCACACCACTCACACCAAGCGAGGAACACGACAACCAGGACGATAATGCGGACACGATCCCGGACACCACCACGCCACAACACGAAAACAGCGAAGGCGACGAGGACGACCTGCCGCCCACCTGGCAACCAGCCAACCTCGCCCCATACCTCGACGGCACCTACACCCCGCCAGTCCCCACGCTCTTCACACGCACCGACAACGTAGCCCTCCTCTACCCCGGCCTCGTCCACGACATCCACGGCGAATCAGAATCAGGCAAAAGCCTCCTCATCCAAACCGAAACCGCCCGCCAACTCCAAGCCGGGAACAACGTCGCCTACATCGACTACGAAAGCGACGCAGGCCAAATCATCGAACGCCTTACCCTCATGGGCTGCACTCATAAGCAGATTGCCGATGGTCTGACCTACATCAGGCCAGAACAATCCCCCTACACCACGCGCGAACAACACGCATTCCGCACCCTCCTCACACACACATACACACTCGCCATCATCGACGGCGTCACAGACGCACTCACACAAGAAGGCGCAGCCAGCAAAGACAACGACGACATCGCCCGATGGCACCGCCACATCCCACGCACCATCGCACGACACACCGGCGCAGCCGTCATCCTCATCGACCACGTCACCAAAAACACTGACACGAGAGGGCGCTTCGCCATCGGCGGTCAAACCAAAATGGCCGCCATCGACGGAGCCTCATACCTTGCAGAAGTCGTCCACCCCCTCGGGAGAGGGATGAAAGGCACCATCACACTCCGAGTCGCCAAAGACAGGCCAGGCAGCATCCGACCAAAATCCGGCACATACCGCCCCTCAGACCGCACCCAAGAAGCAGCACGCATCACCATCGACAGCACGGATCCCGAACGGATCATCACCACCATCAACCCACCAGAACAAACGATGGAAGACACAGACGAAAAAAGTGTTCGATTTACTCACTTAATGGAAAAGCTGGCTCGAATAGTTCAAAATTTCACTGAACCAATTTCAGTAAGAGAAGTAATGAAAATCTATCGTGAAGATGGAGGAAAAGCGAAAACAGCCACAATTCTAAAATCTATTAATGATCTCCTAGATGATGGGTACTTAATCGAAAAAGAAGGACCACGCAATTCACGCCTATTGCGTTCGGCACACGCATATCGGGCTGAAGGCGACGGAATCCCGCCGGGTGGCACGGCACGTTTTCACGTTGTCCAAGGAGACCAAGAATGACTTATGCACAGGTTTATCCACAAGACTATTCGAGTGTTTCCCACTGTTTCCCGAGTGTTTCCGGAAACGGTCGTGACTGTTTCCCACCAACCCCACCCCCCTTTAGGGGGGTGGGTTCAGGAAACGGTGGCCCCGGAAACGGTGACTGTTTCCCACAAGTCGCCCGCCACTCGCAGCCCGCTTCCCAACCCAGTCACCAGCCCGCCGCCGCGCAGCGTGGTATGATCGTGGCAACACCGACCGGCAGCGTGGTGGTCGAAGATAAAAAACACCCGCTGAATTCAAATAACTGGTTTACCCCGCAGCCATACACATATCAAACAATCGGCGCGGTGCGAGCAGTATTCCAAAACCACACTTTAATTGCCGACGAACCCGGCCTCGGAAAAACAATCCAAGCCCTTTTAATTGCGGCAATAATAAAACCCAGCAGAATTCTTATTATCTGCCCACCCAGCCTTATTAGTAACTGGGAAAACGAAACACGGCGAAGCCGAATAGCGGAGCACACGCCAGCCAGCACGATCACCACCATCACCAGCAGCACGCGCACACCACGCCGCCTGCCCGCCAGTGGAATCGTGATCACCAGTGACACGCTCGCCACCAGCCGCACACCACTCGCCCGCCTCCTAGCGGCCTGGCAGCCCAGCCTCCTCATCTACGACGAAGCCCACCGGGCGAAAAACATGCGAGCCAAACGCACCCGCACCATGCTCCAACTCGCCCGGAAAGCCAGAAAAACCGTGTGCCTGACCGGCACGCCCATCGTTTCCAGCCCGCTCGACGTGCTCCCACTGCTCACCATGCTCGACAAAACCAGTTACTTTCCCGCCAATTTCAAAACGTATTACACGCGGGAAAACTACTGGGGCACGCCAGAACCCATCCCCGAGCGCATGCCAGACCTCCACCGCAGGCTCAACACCCACGTGTGGAGCAGGCGCACCAAAAAAGGCGTCCTCACGGACCTGCCGCCCAAAACGCGCTACACGCAGCTCGTCGACATTCCCGACACGGGCCGCGCCAAAGCGTTCAGCGCCGTGGCCGCCAAACTCAAGCGCAAAGGCTACACGCAAGCCGAACTGCAAGACCACGCCAAAGAGTTCGTCTCACAGATGCGGCACGCCACCGGCCTCCTCAAAATCGACCCAGCAGCAGACTGGATTACCACACACATTGAGGGGACTGGCCGCCCGCTCATCGCCTGGTGCATCCACACAGAAGTCATCACCCAGCTAGCCGACAAACTCACCCACATGCTCCCACACGCCACAGTACGCACCTACTACGGGGCAACCAGCAAAGCCGAACGCGACGCCACCGTGACCGACTTTCAGGCGGGCATGGTTGACGTGCTCATCGCACAGATCACCGCAGCGGGAGTCGGTCTCACCCTTACGCGCGCCCAGGACGCCCTCTTCGTCGAAACCGAATGGACACCCGCCCTCGTCACACAAGCCGAAGACCGCATCCACCGCATCACACAAGCCAGCCCCGTCACCATCACCACACTGATCGCCCCCGGCACGCTCGACCCCATCATTCACAAGGTGCTCACCAGCAAAGCCACCACGCTCGACCAGCTCACCCCCGGCAGTGACCATCACGTCGAAGCGAGCATCCACACCGAAGGAGCCAGCGTCACCAGGCTCCTCGCCACTATCGCCACCACAATCATCGACACGAAAGGACACCACCAGTGACACGCACCAACAGGAGCGCACGCCAAGCAGGAGCACGCTTCGAACGCACCATCGCCAACTATCTCGCCCAGCAGGTAGACGACCGGATCGACCGGAAAGTTCGCACCGGGGCGCGCGACACCGGCGACATCACGGGAGTGCGGCACATGGGCAGGCGCATCACCATCGAAACCAAAGACTACGGGGGCCGCCTCCTACCCGCCCAATGGACCAGCGAGGCACACACCGAGATGGGAAACGACGACGCGCTCGCGGGGATCGTCGTGGCGAAACGGCGCGCAGTCACGGACCCCGGTTCACAGTGGGTGCTCATGACGCTCAATGACCTGGTCGCACTGCTGACTGGCAGCAGGCCAGATACGGACCTGTAACGAGCCAATCTCAACTACAGGAGTGCGAAAATCACACATCAACCTGCAAGAATTGAAGCCAACACGAAAGGACAGTGACGGTGGACGCGACAACAACAACCAAGCGCAAAACCAGCAAAGCCATAGGCGAACTATCCGACATAGCCGCGCGGCTTCCGCTGCTCACCGCGCGGTCCACCATCGTGTACGGGGTCAGGTCAGCTCGTGTCACGCCATCACGGTGTGGCAGGCATGACGGCCTGCCCTTCGGGCTCGACCACAGGATTGATCAGACTGATGATGGGTGGCCGGGTATCAGGACGCACGTTGGAACCTTGGAAATCCTCGCCTCGTACGCCGCCGCCATTGCCAATGAGCGCGGCACACACACCACCACCAGCCCGATAGCCGACCTGCAGCGTGACATCCCCTGGGCAGCAGAACACTATGATGACGTGGATGCTGTCCTGGACGAAATCCACCGCATCCATCACCACATTGCGCGTCTGACAGGGCATGCTCCCACATTGGTCGGCACGTGTGAGTGTGGGGGCAGGATCTACCGGTACCCCACCAGGCGCGGTCTGACGGATCAGTCGTGGTGCAACACGTGTGACAGGCTGTATTTGACCCAGGGTGATGCTGCTAGAGTCAGGCTCCAATGCGTCACAGACCTGGACGTGTATGTGACGCGGCAGGATCTCAAGACTATCTGGCCCACCCTCACAGACAACCAGATCGACCTGTGGGCGCACCGGGGGGTCATTGAACCTAGGGCGGGGCGTCCGAAAACCTACCCCCTCGCTGTGGTCAACACGCGCATGAACACTACCCATGATCATGATTGTTTGCTAAAATGAAAGATGAAATCGGGACGCAGTGCGCCCAAAAACAGCAGCGGGGCTGTAAAACACAGAATGGTTACATCACGCACCGGGACCAGTAAGTGGAAGCGCGTCGCAGCGCAAGCCAAACGCCAAGCCCAAGCCGCAGGAATCACACACTGCCCACGCTGCCACACGATCCTCGACTACACGCACGGTCGCACACCCGCCAGCGCCGAGGCTGATCATATTGTTCCTCACGCGCTGGGCGGCAAAGACACGATCGAGAACGTTCAAGTGCTTTGTCGTCGTTGTAATCAGTCGAAAGGCGCTGGACGGGTTGCGAAGTCGAGCCGGGCGCGCAGGGTTCGAGCGAAGAGAATTCGCATTGAAAGTTCTGTTCGCAGTTCGCAGTGGTGAAAGGCCGCTCGCGGCGCGGTGGTGAGTGTTAACGTAGGGGTTGTTTGTGGTTGAGACCGGGGGATGCCCCCTGGGGTGCGCCCGGCGCTCCCCAAGGCGTATAGCGAAATATCTCCCCGACGTTTTTCCACCTTCCCGCGGAATATCCCCGTGAGCGTGTCTGGCGGGCTGTGTGAGCGCCTTTCAGGCTGGTTGGGTTGTTTTCTTGGTTTCTGCTTGCTTGTTTTGTTTGGCGCGTTCAGCTTCTGGAGTTTCCGGACAAACCGCAGGTTAACGGGTGTTTCGTGGTAGAATAGTGGCATGGAACGTAGGTGCGAGTGGTGCGGGAAACCGCTCAAAGTGAAGGCGACGGGTAGGCCGAAGCGGTTCTGTTGGGACAGGTGCCGTAAGGCGGCATCTCGCGCCATGTTCCCTGCGTTCATGACGTCCCGTAAGTCGTGGGTGCGGTGCGATGGTAAGCGTCCGATTACGCCTGGTGGGTGTCCGGCTTCGTCAACCCGTCCGGACACGTGGAGCACATATGCGGATGTTCAGCGTGGCGCGGGTGACGGGTTTGGCATCATGCTGGGCGGCGGGTTGGCGTGTTTTGACTTAGATCATGTGACGGACGAGCAGGCACGCAGCTTTATTGAGTCGGTGAGTTTGCCGGTCGTGTTTGTTGAGCGCTCCGTGTCGGGAAATGGCGTTCACCTGTTCGTTGAGGCTGGTGAGCAGGCGGGCAGTCGGCGCGTGATTGATGGTGTCAGTGTTGAGTTTTATTCGCGGCAGCGGTTTATTCGCGTGACAGGCAGACGATTCACATAAGCAACAAGGGTGGTGGTGTTTGTGTCGGGCATGAAAGTAGTAGGCGGCATGGACATTGAGCCGCCCAAGCGTAAACGCCGATCCAAGCGGAAACTGTCGGTGACTCAGGCCGCGTCGGATGGTTCCACGCGTGAACTGCTGGTCGCGATGCGTGACCGTGTTGCTAGGGCGGTCGAAAATCCTGACACTCCCGCGCGTGATCTGGCGGCGTTGACGAAGCGGCTGATGGATATTGCTCGGGAGATTAAGGCGATCGACACTCAAGACAACGCGGAGGCTGGGGGTCGCATTGACACACGTGACGAGGAGTTCGACCCCTCTACTATCTGAAGCGGCTAAAGAATTACATGTGCCCAGTGGGATTAAGTCCACTGGGTTTTCTGCTGTCAGGGCGCAGTGCGACAGGCTGGGTGTCACGTTTGATACGTGGCAGGACGGTTTGGGCAGTTTGATTTTGGCGAAGCGTCGGGGCGGCCAGTATGCGGCTGGCGTGGGCGGCGTCGTCATGAGCATCCCACGCCAGACGGGCAAGACGTACACGGTTGGGTGGATAGCGTTCGCCTTGTGCATGTTGCAGGCTGGGTTGACAGTGATTTGGACAGCGCACAGGACGAGGACGGCGAATGAGACGTTCCAGTCAATGCGGTCAATGAGCCGCAAACCTAAAGTGGCCGCATATGTGAGCGCGGTGCGTGCGACGAACGGCGAACAGGCCGTCCTGTTCAAAAACGGGTCACGCATCTTGTTCGGAGCTAGGGAATCCGGCTTCGGTCGAGGCTTCGCAAAGGTCGACATGCTGGTGCTTGACGAGGCGCAAATCCTGACCGAGAACGCCATGAGCGACATGGTGCCAGCCACCAACGCGGCACCAAACGGGCTCGTACTGCTGATGGGAACCCCGCCCAGGCCGAAGGATCCGGGTGAAGTGTTCGAAGCCAGGCGCGCCGACGCGCTCGCAGGCGACAAAGACACGCTGTATGTGGAGTTCGGCGCGGACGATGGGACTGACCCCGCGTTGTGGCAGGGAAGCAAACTGGATTGGGATCAGATAGCGAAAGCCAACCCGAGCTTTCCGCACCGCACGAGTAAGACAGCTGTCCTGCGTATGAAGAAGCTGTTGGGGTCGGTGGATAATTTCCGGCGTGAAGCTCTCGGACTGTGGGACGGGAAGAACGTCCAGAGTGCGATCAACGCAGGCCGGTGGGGTGAGCTGGAAATCCCAGCCGGGCAGGTTCCGGCTGGTTTGAAGTGGTGCGCGGCCGTCCGGTTCAGTATTGACGGCGCAACGGTGGGTGTGGCCAGGGCTGGCAGGGAGCGCGGCAGGTCGCAGCAGGTTCACGTCGAGCTGGCTACCCGTCAGGGTGTGCGCACGATGGGCGATGGCGTGCAGTGGATCGTCGACTACCTGTTGGAGTACCAGGACAGGTGGGCGCAGATCGTGGTCGATGGGAAGAGCGGCGCGGCAGACCTCATCGACCGCCTCAGGGCGAACGGCATCCCCTCGCGGGTGATCTGGACACCCACCGTGAACGACGTGATATCCGCGCATTCGATGATGGACGCGGCAATCAAAGACGGTACCATCACGCACCTGAAAGACGACGAACTGGCCAGCGAGGTGAACGTGATCGTGCGCAGGAAGATCGGCAGCGCGGGCGGCTTCGGGTGGGCAGCGCCCGAAGGAGCGACGGCTGCAGGAATGGACGCGGTCACGCTGGCGCACTGGGCAGCCAGAACCACCAGACGCAGGCCGAAAGCAGTGACAGGCGGGAAAGGAGTGATCATCCTATGAGCGCACCGGTGTTTGAGGAACTGACAGGCAGCGAGCAGGCCATGCTCACCGCCATGTGGAACCAGATCCAGGCAAAAGCCTTCAAGAATGACCTCCTCGACGCTTATTATGACGGACACCGCGCCTTCCAAGACCTCGGGATCAGCATCCCTCCGCAAATGCGGCAGGTGCGCGTCGCCCTGGGCTGGCCGCAAAAAGCCGTCAGCATGCTCGCACGCAAACACAAATTCGAAGGCTTCACACTCGATGGCTCCCTGGACCCGTTCGACCTGGGCGAGACACTGGAGCGCTCGGCATTCACGTCCGAGCTCGCAATGGGAATCAGTGCAGCTTACAAGCAAGCCTGCTCTTTCCTGACCGTGCTGCCTGGTGACACGCAGGCGGGCGAGCCTGAGGTGATGGTGCAGGCACGCTCAGCCAGGTGGACGACCGGCATTTTCGACACCAGGACGCGCGTGTTGCGCGCCGCGCTCGCCGTGACAAGTACGCGCAGCGAGCCAACAGACGTGAAGTATGTTTTCACTTCGGTTCCTACCGGGTTTGTCCTGTATTTTCCTGATTCGATTGTGCAGGCCTCTCGTGACAGTGGCGTGTGGCGCATGGCGCGGATGGCGAACAGGACGGGCCGCGTGCTGGTGGAGCCGCTGGTGTATGACCCGCAGCTTGGCAGGCGTTTTGGCCGGTCGCGTATTACTCGCGAAGTACGGTACTTGACGGACGCTGCGATCCGCACGCTGGTTCGCACGGAAACGAGCGCTGAGTTTTTCTCCAGTCCGCAGCGGTGGGCGGTGGGTACTGATCCTGACGCGTTCGAGGGCGTGGACAGGTGGACAGCCACAATGGGCCGCATTCTGAACCTCACACTGAACGAGGAAGGCTCGGCTCCGACTGTGGGGCAGTTCCCGCAGATGAGCATGGACCCGCACCTGAGCATGTACCGGCAGTTGGCGCAGAACATGTGCGCGGCGGTGAACCTGCCGATGAGTAGCGTGGGGATTTTCGGGGATAACCCAGCGTCGGCTGAAGCCATGCAAGCCGCCGAATACTCCCTGAGTGATGAGGCTGAGTATCAGTGGGGCATTTTCCGCCCCGCGTTGCGCAGAGTCGCTGAGGACATCGTGATGGTGCGTGACAACCTGGACGTTCCGCCTGCGGATTCGTGGAAGCTTGACGTGAACTGGACTCCCGCACGGTACGTGTCCCCGCAGGCCGCATCCGATTTCATTGTGAAGATTGCGCAGGCTATTCCCGACGCTGCTGGCACGACCGTTGGAATGCGCAGGGCAGGGTTCACGAATACAGAGATCAAGCAGATGAAAACCGAGCTGACACGCAGCGCGGCCGGAGGCGTGCTCGACCGTCTCGCCAAGCTGCCAGACGAGGCAGACCCTGAAGCATCCGAGGGGTGACGAGCAGTGGCGACACGCGAAAACTTGTCCGGCTACTCGAAGCAGACACGCAAGATCGTTCGCCTGGCACAACGCGACCTGCGCAAGTTTTTCGCACTGCTCGACCTGACACAGCCCACTGTAGTGCGTGACGCGCTGCTCGACTTCCTGCCCCAGCTGGCAGCAACCTATGGGGATATTGCGGCTGTTGCTGCTGCTGAGTGGTACGAGAACCTGCGTGGCAAAGTCGCAGGCCTGCCACCTTACGAGACCGTGCTCAGTAGTGGCGTGAAGCGTGAGGCCATTGTGGAGACCGTGCGGTGGGCTGCAGGCGGGCTGTGGGGTGATGACCCTGTGCAGGTGCGGCGCGTACTGGAGGGGTGCGTGCAAGCCTGGGTTAAGTATTCTGGCCGCGACACTGTGGCCAGGAACGTTGAGCTCGATCCGGCCAAACCGCGCTACGCCAGGGTTCCTCGCGGCTCCCGCACGTGCGCGTGGTGCGCCATGCTCGCATCCAGAGGCTTCGTGTACCGCACGAAAGAGACAGCCGGTTTCGTTGAAGGCACCTTCCACAATGACTGCGACTGCGAGATCGTCCCATCCTTCGAAGCCAAAAGCGCGCACATCACGGGCTACGACCCGGACGCGTTGTATGCGCAGTACAAGGCGGCACAAGCCCAGGTCGACAGTGACGGCGGGGACATCAACAACCAGTATCTGATCGTTAAAGAAATGCGTCACCTATTCCCTGAAAGCTTCAAAAAGGGAATCAAACCGCGTAGAAAAATAAAAAGGCTATCGGGAAGAAAGAATATCGGCAATAAAAATCCAATTGGTAGCATTAAATATGCTGAGGGTTTGAAGATAGAACAGCATGAAGTCAATGCAGTAGAAACGTTAAGTCGTCATGGCTTTGATATTGAGTTTCTTCCTATCAGCAGGGAGCCTAATGTTAAGAATCCGGATGTGAAAATTAATGGGGAAATTTGGGAGATTAAGTCTCCTAAAGGCTCATCAGAAAAGAATACGATATCGGATCAGTTTAAGAGAGCTAGCAAACAAGCGCGAAATTTTGTCTTAGATTTATCAAGATGTGGAGTAGATGAGAGAATCGCTGTGCAACAGGCTATCAGACGTTTCAAAGGACAAAACCGGATTCAGAAAATGATGATCATAAAACGTGACGGTTCTATTGAACGCTATGAAAAATGACGTTACAATAAATGTGAAGCCAGTTCGCCAGCCCACCAGGGAGAAATCCTCGGGCAGGCCAGCTGGCTTCCTGAATATGTAGCGAGCTTCCCCAGTTTCCCCGCATCGGTGATGGTGCGGGGTTTTGTTATGCCCCCTTGTGGCGCTCCGTAAACAGCCCGGAGAACATTGGCTGGACCAACAAGGCTGACGAGCCATAAACGGGAAAGGAAAAGGACGAATGTCTGATTCGACAGCGCCCAGCGAGGGCAACACCGATGTTTCGGGAGAAAACACAGGCGGATTCAAACCGGTCACCAGTCAAGAAGACCTCGACCGGATCATCGAAAACCGCCTGGTGAGAGAACGCAAGAAATTTGCTGACTACGATCAGCTCAAAGAGCAGGCAGGCAAGATCGACAGTCTGCGGGCCAAGCTTGAGGAGGCTGAAGCCAAGGTCAGTGAGTTCAAAGAACGTGACCAGATCGCTACGTGGAAGCATGAAGTCGCGAAAGAGACCGGCGTGCCGGAAAGCGTGCTGCGTGGTTCCACGCTCGACGACATTAAGGCTCACGCACAGTCTCTCAAAGAAGTTATTTCTGGTCGCCCTGTCGCGCCTGTCGTGCGAGGCCAAGGTGACCAGCCAAGTTCTTCAGTTTCTAATGGTCAGCGGCTCGTGCGTGAGCTGTTTGGCCGCGACTAAAAATCAGGAAGGAGCCAATAACAATGGCTGTTTTTTCTACAACCGACGCTAAGGTTCTTATGCCTCGCGAAATTGCTGACGGCATGGTGAAGGAGGCTCGCTCGACCAGCCTCGTCGCGCAACTGTCCACCCGTTCCCCCATGCGTTTCGGCTCGCAGGACGTCATCGTGTTCAATGATTTCCCGAAGGCCGAGTTCGTGGAAGAGGGCGCGGAGAAGAATTCGACTGGTGGCGGGTTCACTTCTGTGAGCGTTGCTCCGCACAAGGCGCAGGTCACCCTGCGATTCAACGAAGAGGTCCAGTGGGCTGATGAGGACTATCAGCTGGGCGTAATCAGCGAGCTGGCTGACGCTGGTCAGGTCGCACTGTCCAGGGCACTCGACCTCGGTATCTTCCACCGCATCAACCCCTTGACCGGTAACGCTGTCTCCTCGTGGAACAACTACATCACGGCGACCACGAAGAAAGTCGAGGCTGACAAGGCTGATGCGGATGATGATTTCCGCGCTGCTGCAGGACTCCTCATCAACGCCGCTCCCTCGTGGGGCGTGAATGGCGTGGCAATGGACCCGAAGTTCGCGTGGAAGCTCGCCAGCCTCAAGGTCAAGGATGGTGCTGGTGAGACCTCCCAGTTGCGTTACCCGCAGCTCGGATTCGGAACCAACGTCACAAGCTTCATGGGCGTGAATGTCGCCCAGGGCAACACGGTTTCCGGTGTGCCTGAAGCCAAGGACACTAAGGTTCGCGCGATTCTCGGTGATTTCCAGAACGGCATTCGTTGGGGTGTGCAGCGTGAGCTGCCGATCGAGCTGATCCGCTTCGGTGACCCTGATGGTCAGGGTGACCTGAAGCGCAGGAACCAGATCGCTCTGCGCTTGGAGATTGTGTACGGCTGGTACGCGTTCGTTGAGCGTTTCGCGATCGTGACCGAGAAGGCCGGTTCCGGTGAGGCTGCGTGATCGCGTGACCGGCGTGCTGGTGGACGTGGACGAGGAAACCGCGAAAACTCTGGGCAGTGATTTCGTGCCGGAGAAACCGGCTCCCGCCCGCAAAACGGCGGCGCGTCGAGCTAAGAAAGAGGGATAAGCATGGAGGAGCAGGGCGAAGAAGCGTTCGCAACGGTCGCTGATCTGGAGGCGCGGTGGCGTGGCCTGTCCGAACAGGAGCAGGCACGAGCCAAGGTCCTGCTCCTTGATGCCGCCGACCTGATCCGCACCACCACCAGACGGTGGCGTGAGCTGCCTGAGTCCACGCTGAAACGCGTTTCCTGCCAGGTCGTGCGCCGGGCAATGGGCAGTGACAGTATTCCCGGCGGGGTCTCCTCCATGAGCACGACCGACGGGCCGTTCACGCAGCAATTCTCTTACGCGAATCCGCAGGGCGACCTGTACCTGACGAAAGCCGAGCGCAAGAGTCTCGGTGTCGGTGTCGGACGGGCGTTCGAGGTGGACCTGCTGGCAGGTGATCGCAGTGATGGATGACTGGAAAGTCCCCGTCACGCTCATCCGCACCACCAGTGGTGGCGTGGACGAGTACGGTGACCCGCTTCCAGGCTCGCCAGAGCGTGTGGAGCTTCCGCCCGCCCTGTTCGCTCCAGGCAGGACGAGTGAGCCGGTCAATCCGGGCGAAAAACCGGTGATCAGCTTGCCGTCCCTGTACTGGCGGGGCGAGCACCCGCGCGTGACAGCCCGCGACCTCATTGAAGTGATGGGCGGTCAGTACCGGGTGGAGGGCGCGCCACAGTGGTGGCCGTCCGGTACGGTCGTGTCCCTGAAAGGCGTGGATGATGGCTCGTAGAGTGCGATTCTTTTCGCGTCGCGACGCGATCAGTCAACTACTTACGGGTAGTCAGACGCGCCGCCTGGTGGAGGCGAAAGCCAGTCAGATCAGGGATGCTGCCGGTAGCGAGTTCGACGTGAGGGTTCGTACTGGCGAGCGTGTGCGCGCGTACGTGGTGGCTGGACACCCGAAAGCGCGCGCACGGCAAGCCAAACATCACCTGCTCGAGCGGGCTATCGGCAACCAGGCGAGAGGAGGCTAAATTGTCCGGTTTTGTGAGCGTGGACGCGAAGCTCATTGTGATGAGCCTGCTGAAGCGCCTCCTAGACGGTGTGCAGGTCGTGTCCACCAGGCCTGACGGTGCCGGTAAGCCCGCGCGGTTCGTGCGCGTCATTTCAACTGGCGGTGGTGGTAGGCATGATCGTGTCCTGCAGGAATCGCAGGTCACTGTGGACTCCTATGCGGAGAGTACGGCGCGCGCCATGCGATTGGCGCTCACTGTGAATGACGTGATGGAGTCGCTGCCTACTGTGACCAGCCCGGTCGTGAGCGTGCATGGTACTACGCCTGCTGAGTTTCCTGACCCCGACACTGCCCAAGCGCGGTGCACGGCAACGTATCAGATCACAATCAAAACAACCCCCGCAGCCCAATAGGTCGCGGGGTTTCATTTTCAGAAAAGAAAGGGTGTTCACGATGGCTGAACTCAACGCAGATTTCGCGCACATGTTCGGATCCGACAATGACGCGCTGTATCTCGCAAAATACACGAAAGAACTAGCCGACAAGCTCGACAAGCTCACCACGCTGACAGACAATGCACCAGACGGCCTGGTCGACTGCGGTTGGATCAGTGATGAGGGCATGGAACTCGGATTCGATGACTCCACCGACGACCTGAAGGGGTACCAAGGCCACGGCGTCGTCAAGACGTTCATGTCTGATTCGACGACGTCTTTCACTGCCGCACTACTGGAGTCCAAGCTCCAGACGGTCGTCACCTATCTGGATGGTGAGGTCGAAAAGGCCGGTAGCGGTGGTGCCGTGCGTATCAAGGCGAAGTCTTCCAGGCAGGTGAAGGACTTGTGCGGCATGGTCGATCTTTATGACACGTCTAACGAGGAAATTCATTTCCGTTATGTGTTCCCGCATTTGACGCTGGGTGAGCGCGAGGGGCTGGCGTTCAAGAATGGTGATATCAGCGCGTATAACTACACACTGAAGGTGCTGGGGAATTATTACCTGATTTCTAACGCTCCAGAAATGCTGGAGGGCGCGTCTGCTGCCCCGGCTTCGTCTGGTGCGGAAAGCCACTAATTCGGGTAGTGGCTGTGGTGCGCTAGGTCGTGCCGGGGTGGCGTCCTTGTCCTTCCGCCCCCTGGCACGACCCGCACCATTTAACTCAATTTTCTTTGCGGAAGAATAGGAAATCTTTCTATGGCTAAGCAAGCATCACCAGCTCGTCAGGCGCAACGCTCACGCCAGCGCACACAGGCAAAAGCCCGTGAAGCAGCCAAGCGTGAAACCAGCGTCGTGAAAGACACTGAAAACAAGAAGATCACGGTTACCTGCCGTGGTATCACCGTTGATTTGACACAGGATCTCTTTGACGATTTTGAAGTCCTGGACGCGTTGAACTCAGATAACCCATTCCCGCTGATACACGCTATCTGGCCTGACCCCGCAGAGCGCGCGGCAGCGTTGGAGCCGTTGCGTGGCAAGAATGGAAAAATCACGATGGAAGCCGTTGTCACGTGGCTCGGTGGCGTGATTGAAGCGGTTGATGGGGGAAAATCCTCGGGTTCGTCCGACTGACGGGCGAATACTGGGAGCCACTAGAAGCCAGCTTCCAAGCCGAATACGGCATCAATGTGACTGATATTTTCACTGGCAGATTGTCGCTGCGTAGGGCTGCCGTGCTGGCTGCGAACCTGCCGCCCGGGTGTGCGCTCATGCGTGCGATGGGCGGCCCCGCGTCAGTCAGCGATGAGACAAACGCTGTTTTCCTCGCAGCAAACCGCCTGGTTTCAATCCTCTGGACAGGACTAGGTGGCAATAAGAACAAGGTTCCGCGCCCGCTGGAGCCACCTGAAGCCGGGTGGCAGGACAAACAGGCGGAACGGGAAGAACATGCTGCGCGTAAGGCTGCTAGGTGGATGAGCAGGCAGCACAACATAAGCGAATAGTGGAGGAAGAATGGCAGCCGCATCGGGGTATCAGCTAGGCACAGCGTGGATTCAAATCGCGCCATCCCTGAAAGGATTCCATAAAGAGGTCTCCCGACAGATGGGTGACCTCGGCGCTGGGAAAGCATCAAACAAGGCGTCCGGCGTAATTACTGGCGCGCTGGGCGGCGCTTTTAAGACCGTAACCAAGGTTGGTGTGGGTGCGCTGGGTGGTCTGGGTGCTGCTGTCACTGGTCTGGCTGCTACTGGTGGTATTTCTCGCGCGCTGGCGATTGAGGACGCGCGAGCGAAGCTTTCCGGCATCGGCATGGACGCTGAAGGCGTCGACAAGGTCATGCAAAACGCCCTGAACAGCGTGAAAGGCACGGCCTACGGTTTGGGTGATGCGGCGACTGTGGCCGCGTCCCTGTCTGCGTCTGGCGTGCAGGCCGGATCTGATCTCGAGGGCGCGTTGAAGACGGTGGCTGACACGGCGCAGATTTCTGGCCGGTCGCTCACTGACGTGGGCGCGATTTTCGAGTCAGTCGCTGCGCGCGGAAAACTCCAGGGCGACGACCTCCTACAGCTCACGTCGTCCGGCGTGCCAGTCCTCGCCATGCTCGGAAAACACCTGGGCAAGACCAGCGAAGAGATCTCCGACATGGTCAGCAAAGGCCAGATCGATTTCGAAACGTTTAATGCTGCAATGCAGGAGGGCATTGGCGGTGCCGCCCTGAAGGCCGGTGACACTTTCAAGGGCGCGTGGTCGAATATTAAGGCCGCGCTTGGCAGGCTGGGTGAGGGCGCGGCAACACCCATCCTGAACGCGCTGCGTGATTCTTTCAATAAGCTGATCCCAGCAGTTGACGCGGTGGCCACGCAGGCTGGGCCCTTGTTTGAGCAGTTCGGCACGATCGTCGGTGATACTGCTAGCAGGATTACGAGCCTGATCACTGGGATTATTGACGGTTCGTCTAATGTGGACTGGTCGTGGGTCACCGCCCTGAAAGATGGCGTGGTGGATCTGGCGCAGGACGGTTTCGCCGTCCTCAAACCAGTGATCAGTGAAGCGTGGAACGTACTCCAAACGCTCGTCCCGGTCGTGGGTCGTGTCCTGGGCAAGATCATGAGCTTGTCTGGCGCGGTCATGCGGAATAAGACGGCGATGAGTATTCTCGCTGGCGTGGCTGGCACTCTGGCTGGTGCGATCGGCGGCCTGAAGCTGGGTCGTGCGATCGGAGAATTCTACAAGCTGCAAAAAGCCGTCATGCTGGCGCGCCTCGCAAAAATAAAAGACACAGCTCAGACAGTGATCCTGAACTCCATGTACGCGGGCAGCTGGGTCAAGCAGCACGCCCTGGCGTTCGTGGATCTTGCTAAGAAAATGGCTGTCACGACTGCGACGAAAGTCAAGGATATCGCGGTTTTGGCTGCTCAGAAGGGCGCGATGATCGCGTCTACTGTCGCGACAAAGGGCGCGGCCATCGCTCAACGCGCCCTGAACCTCGCAATGAAGGCCAACCCGATCGGCTTGGTGATTACAGCTATTACGGCTTTGATTGGCGCTTTGGTGTGGTTTTTCACGCAGACCGAGGCAGGCAAACAGGCGTGGGCGGCTATCACGCAGGCCTTCCGGAGTTTTATCGAGTGGATCGGCCCAGCCTGGCAAGCCCTCTGGGATGGCGTGTCAGCCGTGTTTTCTGCCGTGTGGGAATTCATCAAGACCCTCGTGGTCGGCTATTTCACGTTCATTTTCACCACGGCGATGACTATTTGGAACGCCTTGGCAGGGTTTTTCACCGGACTGTGGGAGGGCGTGAAGGCCGTTTTCTCTGCCGCGTGGGACTGGATCATCACGACCATCACGAATAACTGGAACACGTTTATTGCTGCTGGTCAGAAGATATGGAACGCGCTGGCAGGGTTTTTCACCGGCCTGTGGGACGGGATCAAGAATACTGCCGTTGCAGTGTGGAACTGGATCACCAGCACGATCACCAATAACTGGAATGCTTTCCTTGCTGGTGGCCGCGCCCTGTGGAACGGGTTCCTCTCGTTTTTCACAGGCCTGTGGGACGGGATCAAGAACGCGGCTATAGCTGCTGCGAACTGGATAAAAGACAAGGTCATGGCCGCTTTCAATGGGCTAAAGACCGGTGCGCAGAACGCTTTCGAGACCATGAAAAGTGGTATCAAGCGCGTGTGGGACGGGCTCAAGGACATCGCCGCCAAGCCCGTAAGGTTCGTGGTTGACACTGTGTATAACAATGGGCTGCGCGCCCTGGTCAACAGTGTCGCCGACAAACTGTCCCTCCCTGCCGGTCTGCGGTTGCCTGCTATCAAGCTTGGGTTCGCTGGTGGCGGCATCGTCCCCGGGTACGCTCCAGGCAGGGACACTGTTCCCGCGATGCTGTCCAAGGGTGAGGCCGTGCTCGTGCCTGAGCTGGTGCGGGCTATTGGTCCTGCCCGTATTTTGGCGGCGAATTATGCTGCGTCTGGCCGCCCGCCCGGCGCAACACGCTTCGCTGGCGGCGGCATCGTCGGATGGTTCAAAGACAAAGCCTCTGGTGTGATGGATTTTCTGAGTGACCCGCTCGGGTCGGTCGCTGAGCTCATCACAAAACCGGTGCGCGACATGCTGGCCGGGGCTGGGAACAGTCTTTTCGCGAAAATGGGCACTGGAGCTATCAGCAGCCTGCTGAGCGCCATTCCGAATTTCTTCAAGCGGCAGTCTGACCAGATCACGCCTCCAGGCGCGGCCGGTCTGGTGAGTGCGGCCATGCGGGCTGTTGCTCGTGGGATTCCGTACGTGTGGGGCGGATCGACTAGCGCGGGCTTGGACTGCTCCGGCCTCGTGTACTGGGCTGCTCAGCAGATGGGATTAGGGTGGCCGCGTCTGACGGCTGCCGGGTACCAGTCCGCGTCGCAACCGGGGAACCGGAATACGCCTGGGACACTGCTTTTCTGGGGTAATCCTGCCTGGCATGTGGCTATCGCTGCTGGCCGGGGAATGATGGTCGAGGAGCCCCGCCCCGGTTTGAACGCCAGATATACGGGCATTTGGGGTTCTCCTTCTGCTGGCGTATACGGTGGCGGTCGTGGTAATCGGCGAATGTCTAGTCGAGCGATGTCACTGGCTGAAAACGGGCTACACACGTATGACAGTGGCGGCCTGTTGATGCCTGGCTTAACTGTGGCGATGAATGGGACCGGCAGGCCTGAGACGATTCGGACGTTTGAGCAGGAGCAGGCTTTGCAGCGCGGCCACGGTGACACGTACAACACGTGGGTGGAGATGCGTGCTGACGATTTGAGGCAGTTTGCGGATATGAGCGACTTTTTCGATCGCGGTTTACGTCCTGCGATTCGTGATGCGATTGGAGTGTAGTCATGGCTATCACGTGGGGTGGCACGTCCGGGTATTTGCAGCTGGGTATTGACGTGTTGGCGTATCCGGGCAGGGTGCGGCCTGATACTCAGAGTGTGCGCCTGGTAGTGGTGTATTACATCAGGGCGGCTGGCTACGGGCACAATTTCACTGACACGCTTCGCTTGGGCGGCAGGATCACCGGGTCGCAGGGGTATTCGTTTTCGTCACCTGTTGATGGGTGGACGAGTAAGGAGATCGCGCGCCGTGAGGTGACGATCCCGACGAGTACGCGCCAGCAGACTGTGACGTTTAGCGCGTCTACGGGTCCGGTGTGGAATGGTGGCACGCCATCGGTGTCGCGGTCGCATGTGATTGGCGCTCGCGGGTATGCGCCGCCGCGCCCGCCTCGGGACCCGTTGGCTGCGTGGCAGCGTGACGGGCTCACGCGCGTGTCGTGGGCTGGTGATTATGACAGCGCGTCCGGGCTGCAGCCGTGGTCTGGCGTGTCTATCCGCCGGTGGAAGCTCAGTGAGAAGCGCTGGGAGTACGTGGCGCGCGTCCCGTGGCACGTGAAAACGTGGGATGACGTGAACGCTCCTGTGGGTGAGCACACTGAGTACGATGTGCAGGCGTATAACGATGCGGGCTGGTCTCCTATCGTGTGGGCTGGCCCGGTGAACACTCGCCCGTTGCCACCGTCGGGTGTGCGGGCGGTGAAGACCGGCAGCGATATTACGGTGTCGTGGAGCGTGCCGGATTATGCGGGCTATTTCACGGGTTTCACTGTCTACGATAACGGCGTCAAGGTGGGTGACGCTGCGGGTGGCGTGCGTGAGTGGACGCACGTGAACCCGTCTGCGACTGGCGCGCACGTGTACACGGTGAGCGCGTGGACCGCGAATAATGCGCGCAACACGGTGAGCGCGGGTTTGAAGCTTGAGAGTGAGCGGTCAGCAGCGTCCAATACTGTGTCTATCTTGGCGAGGCCGTACGCACCGCAGGATTTGTCCCCGTCTGGCGTGACTGTCGCACTGGAAGACCTGACGGCGCGATTGTCGTGGCGTCATAACCCTGCCGACGCGTCCACGCAGTCCTACTACCAGATCAGGTATAGGCAGGCTGGGGGGTCGTGGAATACCACGAGCATAACGAAGAGCAGTGCCCAGGCATATCGGCTGGCGTTGTCTGGTGCTGGCCGTGTGGAGTGGCAGGCCCGCACGTGGGGATCGTACAAGCCAGGCATAGAGGCCGGCGCGTCACCGTGGAGCGCGGTCAGCGGGTTCACGGTGGAGAACCGGCCTGCTGTGAGTGTCATCGCGCCGTCTGCCGGGGTTTTTGACCGGTCCAAGCTGAGCGTGGAGTGGTCATATTTGCAGGAGCAGGGCTCCGGGCAGTCTGGCGCGAAAATCACCGTGATAGACACGGCTGATGGGAGCGTGTTGGATTCTGGTGTGGTGCAGGGCTCTGTGTCGCGCTACGCGGTGCGCCGCACCGTGCAGGACGAGCACGAGTACACGATCACCGTGCAGGCCAGGTCTGAGAGCGGCTTGTGGTCCGACACGGCGACCGTGACCATACAGGTGAAATACGCTCAACCGCCCAAGCCTGTCGTGTCCACGTCGTGGGATGAGCAGTCGGGGATGATGAGCGTGCAGATCATGAACCCGGCGGGCGAGCCCGAGACAGTATCGAACACGGTCGAGCGCAGTATTGATGGTGGGAGCACGTGGGAGCTAGTTGCGGACGGCCTGTCGGTGCAGGCGACTGTGACTGATAGTGAGTGCCTGAGCACCGGTACGACCAGGTACCGTGTGACGGCGACGAGCGCACTGCCCTCCTCCAGCACTGTGATTGTGGACGCTGAGACGGACAGCGGGGCCATGTGGATCGGCGCGGGGGCTGGCTACGCTGACGCGATCCGCCTCCCGTACAACCCGGAAGTGAGCTTTAGTCCCGCGATGCCGGGCAGGGAGACGTACCGGTTCGCGGGGCGTGTGATGCGCGTCATGGTCGACGGGACGGGCGTGGACCGTTCGTGGCAGCTTGCGGCGCGCCTGATCCCCGGTGACGACACTAACTGCACGCCTCGTGACGTGGACAGGGTCGCATTGACGCCGGGCCCGGTGTGCTACCGGAATCCGGACGGGGTGCGCGTCTACGCGGCAATGGGGTCACCGACTTTGAAGCGCGGGACGGGTGGCGTGTGCTGGGACGTGTCCTGTGAGCTGGTGGAGGTCGAGCAATGATGGGCGCGTGGACCACTCACCGGCAAGCCAGCATTCACGCTGACCTGCTCACGCGGCGTGACCGGCTGGTCGGACGCCTGGACGGTGTGACGGGCGGCAACGTCGAATTCACGAGCACGACGAGGCTACGCGGGTCAGGGCAGCTCCAATTGAGGGATACGGGGCAGAAACTAGACTGGCTGTCCGATCGCGTCAGGCTGTCATACACGCTGGCTAGTGGTGAGACGCTTCCCCTGGGCGTGTGGCTCCTGTCCGCACCCACCGTCACCGTGTCGGGTAGCGGCAAGTCGTGGAACGTCGACCTGCTGTCCAAGCTGACTGTGCTGGACGAGGACTGCGTAGACAGGCCATACAGTCTGCGTGCTGGGACGCTGGTGACCGACGCGGTGCAGCAGCTCATCACCAGTAGCGGTGAAGACAGGGTGACCATTACGCACAGTGCGGAGCGCACGACGGGCATGCTCGTGTGGGACGCCGGAACGCCCACACTCACGATCATTAACGACCTGCTGGACAGTATTAATTACTGGAGCTTGTGGGTGGATGGTGAGGGTGTTTTCCGTGTGGAGCCGTACGTGAAACCCGCACAGAGGCCCGTCGCGTGGACGTTCAGTGAGGGCAGTGCGAGTATTCACCTGCCGTCGTGGAGCAGGGATCAAGACCTCACGGGCGTGCCGAACCGCGTGGTCATGGTGGGCCAAGCTGAAGGCGACAAGCCCGCGCGCACGGCCACAGCCACGAACACCAGTCCTGATTCGCCTTTCAGCTACGCTCGCAGGGGCCGGTGGGTCACCTACGTGGAAACCGGCGTGGAGGCAGCCACGCAACAGGTGTTGGATGATTTGGCGAACCGCCGCCTCATCGACCGGAGTACTCCTAGCGCGTCGATCGAGTTTCAGCATTTGCCAGTCCCAATAGAACCAAACAGCGCGGTTGAATTTGCGTCCCAGGGCGTGAGAGCGCGGGCAGTCGTCCAGAAATGGGGCATGAACCTAGAACCAACAGCGCTGGCGAAGACCACAATACGGGAGGTGGTTGACCTGTGATCGGATTGGATTATTTGGTATCGACGATTGCGCACCTGTCCGCTCGTGTGGATCTCACGCCCTCGTTTCAGTGGGCAACAGTCACAGCCACTAACCCACTGCAGGTCAGGCTGGACGGCATGACGGAGCCATTGGCCGGGGCTGTTGATGCGCTGGTCATGCCGCCAGCCGGTAGGCGTGTGATGGTGATGGTGTGGAACCGGCGGGCGATCATCATGGGCGCGCTTCGTGGTCCTGATCTGCCGGAGATCCCGAAAATGCCTGACGAGATCATCAGCACCGACTGGAAGCCGCTCACCGTGTCATCAGGGTGGGGCGAGGTGCGGGGGCACACGCCGAGCTTCCGCAGGTGGGGTGACCTCGTCATCATCAGCGGAGCCGTCGAACGGCGTGTCGGTGGGTATTTGAGCAGCCTCGTGACCATGCCGGACGCCGCATTACGCCCGGTGGGCACGCAGTTTATCGGAAGTAGTGTCACGAGCCGTGGGCAGGCGTCCGAGCTGTATATGAGCGGTAGTGGTGTAGTCAGCGTGCAGGGGTACACGGCGATCGGCGATGATCCCGGCATGATTGTGCCTTTGTCGTGCGTGTACATGCCAGTCAAGAAATAGAGGGGGGCTGTGATGGCTGATTTGACGCTAAGCACGGTGAGTGAGGAAGTCCTCGCCGGGCTGCAGGAATCCGTCCGCATGGAGCAAGAGCGCCGTGAAGCGGTCGCGCGCTCCGAGCGTGAGGCCGCGCGCCTCGCAGTGGAATACGTGCAGGCTGGGGGCATTTTCGACGCTCTGATCGCGGCCATGTGCGACGCGGTAGAGCAGGCCGCCACTGAGCAGCAGGAACGCGAAGCCAGAGAACAACTCGTATTGGCGAACATCCCATAAACACACGCACACGCATTCTGAGCCCGGCACAGTAACGTGACCGGGCTTTCATCATGCCCAAAAAGCAGAGAGGGGAAACCAATGGCGCAAGACACGGAGTACGACGCGCTGATGGAGCACGGTGACACAGCAACCAGCACGCCTGATGACACGGCTGAGATCGTGGAGGTGGAATATGGCCACGGGGAATGACCTGCTGAGAGCAGCCAGTAAGTACGTTGGCTACAACCGTTTTGATGACCCGCTGACTGGCACGATTTTCGGCAGAGCCTACGCAGAACTCCACGGTGAGGAATACGCAGCTAACGGCGTCCCGTACTGTGACATGCTCGTAACTAAGTGCCTACGCGAAATTGGTATCACTAATTTTGATAGCGCGTATGTGCCGGGGCGTATTGCCACAGCCAGGGCGCGCGGGTGGCTGGTGTTGCGTGAGAAAGCGCAGCCGGGTGATCTGGTGTGCTTCGACTGGGACGATGACGGTGTTGCTGACCATATTGGAATTGTCGAGATTAAGTATGCGTGGAGTTTCCAGACGATTGAGGGCAACACGTCCGGCAGTTGGCGCGGGTCGCAGTCGAATGGTGGCGGCGTATATCGCAGGGTGCGTTCGTTTGACACTGTGATCGCTGTTATCCGACCCCCGTACACGGGTGCGTCTCGCCCGGTTGTTCCGGCTGGGACTTTGGCTGTGGACGGCTGGTGGGGCGAGAGTACGACGCGCGCGTTGCAGCGTATCAATGGCACACCACAAGACGGGCAGGTTAGCTCGCAGTACAGGCCGAACCGTGAGTATTTCCCGGCAGCGGGTAGCGGCTGGGAATGGACTGGAGCCAACGCGCAAGGCTCACAGTTGATTATCAAGTTGCAGCGCGCGTTCCGCGTGGACGCTGACGGTATCGCCGGGCCTGAGTTTGTGCGCGGTATGCAGCGCTACTACCGAGTGACAGTGGATGGCTACATGGGTAATGCGACTGTTAGAGCCTTGCAGCACGCTATCAACAAGCAGCTAGGGAGGAAATGAACATGCTCGGACTGAATTTTGACCCACTCATCACCTGTGGTCTCGTCGGCTTCATCTGGCCGCTCATACAGGCCGCGTTCGACAGGCCAGAGTGGACAGCGAACCGGCGCAGGCTGATCGTCCTCGCAGCCGGTGTTCTGCTAGGCGTTGTCGTGTGGCTTGCAGGAGCCTACCCCGCCTCATGGCGCATCTTCTGCACGCAAGCAGGCGTCGTGATCGGCGCGGCTAGTGC